TGTCTATTGTTCCTGAATGTGATTCAGCAATTGATGAAATTGTTAATGAAGCAATTTCAATTGATACAGAAAATCTAATAAGTTTAAATTTAGAAAATTCAAATATCTCTGAAAACATTAAAAAAGTTATGAGAGATGAATTTAAAATTTGTTTAAATGTTATTCAATTTAATAAATTTGCTTACGAAATTTTTAGACGCTGGTATATTGATGGTCGTTTATATTATCATGTTTTAATAGATGAAAAAAACCCAAAAGAAGGTATTAAAGAGCTTCGTTTTATTGACCCTCGTAAAATTCGAAAAGTTAGAGAAATTCAAAATAAAAGAGGTTCACATAATCAACCTAATGAATCTGAATTGACAAAAACAGTAAATGAATATTACGTTTATAATGATAAAGGTTTTAATTACGGTAATAAAGCAATAGGAACAAGTACAACTGGTTTGAAGGTTGCTAAAGATTCTATCCTTCATGTTGTGTCAGGTTTAACTGACAACCAAGGAAAAATGGTTTTATCATATCTACACAAATCAATTAAAGCATTAAATCAATTAAGTACTCTTGAGGATGCTCTGGTAATTTACCGTTTAGCTCGTGCACCAGAAAGACGTATTTGGTATATTGATGTTGGTAATTTACCAAAAATGAAAGCTGAAGAATATGTTCGCGACATTATGGTAAAACACAAAAACAGATTAATTTATGATGCTTCTACTGGTAACGTAAGAGACGATCGTAAATTTATGACAATGCTTGAAGACTATTGGCTTCCTCGACGTGAAGGTGGAAGAGGCACAGAGGTTACTACTCTTCCAGGCGGTCAAAATTTAGGACAAATGGATGATGTTCTTTATTTCCAAAAGAAATTTTTGCAAGCATTAAATGTTCCTGTTAGTCGTTTAAATTCAGACGCTTTATATTCAATTGGTAGAGCCACTGAAATTACTCGTGATGAGCTTAAATTTACTCGTTTTATCATTAGACTTCGTGCACGTTTTTCTCATCTTTTTATTGAGATGTTAAAAAAACAACTTATTTTAAAGGGTATAATTACTCTTGACGATTGGGAAATAATTCAGAACGATGTTAAATTTGATTTTGCTAAAGATAATTACTTTGCTGAGCTTAAAGATTCTGAAATTTCCCAAGGTAGATTACAGCTAGCTGCAGGATTTCAACAGTTTAGTGGAAAATATTATTCTCATGATTGGATACGTAAAAATATTTTGCGTCAAACAGATGAAAATATCGCTGATCAAGATCGATATATTGAAGATGAAAATCAATCACAAGAACCACGTTGGATTAATCCTATTATAGATCAAAATCAACAAACTGTGTTACAAACTCAACAAATGCTACAACAACAGCAGCAACAACCTCAAGAATCACCACCAGAAGAAAGTCAAGATCCAAAAATTGAAGAGGTTAGAAATGCAATGATATTTGTTGATCAAATGAAACAAAGAGGGGTGAGAAATAGAACTACACAAGAGCAATCTAAATACAAAGCTGCAGTTCAAATTGTTGCAAAAAATCCTGAAATAGTACAACAATTAGGCAACTTTAAACGTGACAGTTAATCAATAAAGCATAAGGTGTAGTAAATGGAAAATAATAATAAATATAATGTACAAGATTTAGTAATTTCTGCATTAGACCAAAAACCAGAAGAATTTGCTCAAGGTTTTAATAGTTTAATGATTGACAAATTAAATGCAGCAATATCTGATAAAAAATATGAACTTTCTCAAACAATTTTTGCTAATTCTGCTGATGAAGATGAAGATGAAGATGAAGATCATTACACAAATCAGTAAAAAATAAACTAATAGGAACAGATTAACCATGGCAAAACATCTTAATTTAATTTTATCAAAATACAGTGATGTAATATCTGGTAAATTTCCAGCTTCGAAGGTTGGTAGCTTAACTCTTGGTAATAATCCTGGAGTAGACTATGCTCCTGTGTCCAAAGGTGATAGAGATTTTATTGCTGCACATTCTGTAGAAATGCATCCTGATCGTAATGGCAATGGTGACGATCTGTTTAAAGCATCTAATATTAAAATGACAAATCCTAAAAAACATGGAAACATAAGACCAAAAGATGCTATACTTTATAAGCAAACTAACGAAGCAGTATTTAATGAAAGAAAAGATGAAGCTGAGTATGGTTACGAAGGCGAAATGGCCATAACTCAATTAAAAACTATTAGCCGTAATTCTAAAAATCTAATGATGTTATTAAAACCTGATACAGATTTGCCTGAATGGGTGCAGTCAAAGATTACTAAAGCTGAAGATTACATCTCAACTGCTTATGATTATTTGGCTTCTGAAATGACTGAAGAAGTAGATCAGATTCATGAAGCGCACATGAGTGAAAGAGATGCTGAAAGTCTTGCACAGAAACACGTGAATGCAGCTATCTCGGCAAAAAAGGCTGGAGACTTAAAGGGTCATGCTGCTCATGCCGAAGCATCAAATGACATCCGCGATATGATTTTAAAACATACAGATTCTCCAGAAGGTATACCTTCTGCAAAAATTCAAAGAACTGCAAAGAGGCTTTTTGGTAAATCAGCAGATCAGATTAATGAAATTTCACCGGACACTTCAAAAATTAAACATGACTATAAAGGTCTTAAAGCCTATGTAGATTCGCTTCCAAAAAATCATCCTGATCGTCGCGATTTATTAACCGCCGTATCTCATATGGCGTTTGGCAACGAGAAACATCTCGCACAACACATTGAAAAATTAGACACAGATGTTGCTGACAAAGTTGAAGAATACATGATGAAAGAAGAAGCAGATCAAACCAACCTCGGTGGCGGCAAGGGACCAATCGGTGGTAAGTACGGCATGCCGTCATGGGCTAGAAATCGTGTCACTCAGGCAATGGCAGCAGCTAAAGTTGCTAAACAGAAAAAACAGCAAGCAAATAGATTAACAAAAGAAGAAGTCGAACAAATCGACGAACTTTCAAAAAAGGCTATCGGTGATTATATAAAGAAAGCTAAAGATGATCTTGGTAATCGTGAATCAGAAGTCACTAGAAATAGATATGTTGATCCACGTGGTGTGAAAGACATTCTTAAGCATAACAATGCTCTTCTAATGAAAAGAGCAAATCGTAGAGATAAAATCAACAAAGCAGTTGACAAATTAGCTACTGAAGAAACAGATCAGATTTATGAGGCTAATTCTTATAGTGAAGTTGCCAAATTGAAATCTAAAGGGGAACATCACGAAGCTGGCGTACTTGCTGCAGAAGCTGGCCATCCTCGGCAATATGGTGTACATTTTGGTATGCGTTCTGATATAAAAAAAGCTAAAGATGATTTCTATCAGGGATATGATAGCGTAAAGAAAACCAATGAAGAAGTTGATCAGATTGATGAAGCTAAATGTAATATGACTGAAGCTGGAAGCATTTGCGAAATTCATGGTAAACAAAATTGCAGTAATGCAGAAACAGAAAATCCAGAAGATAAAAATCCAAAATATACTGGTAAAAAAAACAAAATTGGAAAACAACTTTTAGTTGATAAAATGAAAAAATATATTAGCGAAATTAGGAGAGTATAATGGATATTATTAAGCCAACAGCTAATCAAATTTCACTAACTACTGCAAATACAATTTATGGATCTCCAATTGTTTTTATTAGCGCTACTTCAGCAGCTGTAATTACAGTTGCTAATTCTACTGCTACAACTGGAACATTTACAATTCCTGCAAATCAATATATTTTTGTTAGCAAAAACCCAACAGATACTATTGCAGCTAATTTAGCAGTATTTGCAACAGCTGCTACTTATAGAGGTTAAAATGAAACTTATAACAGAGTTAGTAGAAGATGTTAGACTAATATCAGAAGCCAAAGAAACTGGTGGTAAAGATTATTATATTGAAGGTATTTTTTTACAGGCTGATATTAAAAATCGAAATGGAAGAATATATCCAATCGAAATTCTTGAAAATGAAGTATCAAGATATAGTAGAGAAGTTATCGCAAAGAATAGAGCTTTTGGAGAGCTTGGTCATCCATCAGGTCCATCAATTAACTTAGAACGTGTTTCCCATATTATTACTGAACTTTATCGTGATAATAAAAATTTTATTGGTAAGGCTAGACTTGCAAAAACACCAATGGGTGAAATTGCCCGTGGTATTATGGAATCTGGCGGTCGGGTTGGTGTATCTTCCAGGGCTATGGGGTCTTTAAAAGAAGAAAAAGGTGTTATGGTTGTACAGAAAGATTTAAAACTTTCTACAGCTGCTGATATTGTGGCCGACCCATCAGCGCCAGATGCATTCGTTAATGGTATCATGGAAGGTGTTGAGTGGATTTACGATCCAGTAAAAGGAACTTGGCTAGAAGAGAAACTTCATAATACTCGTAATAATCTTCGTAAAATGTCTATGTCTAAAATTGAAGAACAAAGATTAACTATTATGGAAAATTATCTAACTTCTTTAGCTGTAAAGAAATAAAATAGTATAAATAATTTAAACACTAAAGGAGATTTTTCTGATGAAAGAGGAAATAAACATGCAAGAAGAAACAACAGCAGCCGCTACTATTATGCCAAAGGGTAGAGCAGATTCCATTAATGTAGTCACTCAGCTAATGAGTGGTATGCCAATTGAAGATCTTAACGGTTTTGTTCAGACTATGATGCAGTATTCTGCAGGTAAAGATCAGGGTGTTGGTGACAATTCAATGCATAACAAAGCAACTATTTCTGCAAAACCATCTTATGCAGTTGGTGCAGCTATGAAAGAAGATCTAGAAAGTATATTTAATGGTCAAGATCTTTCTGAAGAATTTAAAGAAAAAACAGCAACTCTATTTGAAGCAGTTGTTAATATCCGAGTAACTAATGAACTTGCTCGTTTAGAAGAAGAATATGAAGAAAAATTAAACGAGAATTTAGAAATATTTAACGAACAAATGACATCAAAGCTTGATACATACCTAGATTATGTTGTTGAAAATTGGATGTTAGAAAATGAAGTAGCAGTAGAATCGACACTTCGTAACGAATTAATGGATGAGTTTATGGAAGGGATGAAAAATCTTTTTGCAGAACATTACATTTCGGTTCCTGAAGAAAAAGTTGATGTTGTAGAAGCACTAACATATAAGGTCAGTAGTCTTGAAGAAAAACTCGATGAAGCTATTGTCTATAACGATCAATTAAAAAATGTACTAGTTCAAGAATCTGCAAAACAAATTTTTGCTAATCTTGCCTCTGATCTTGCACTAACACAGCAGGAAAAATTCGCTGCCCTTGCCGAAGGTATCGAATTTGATGGTAACTTGGAAGTATTTGCTAAAAAACTCAATATAATTAAAGAAAATTATTTCGGTAATGATTCAAAAACTCTATATTCTTCAAACATTGAAGAAGAAACATTTGAAGGCGAAATTACTGAGAAATTTTTAGGCAATGACCCAATTAGCCGCTATGCTCAAGCTATAGCAAAAACCGTTAAAAATCGTTAAAAAGTAATTTATTATAAATATAATTGAATTTATTTCTCTAAGAAAGGAAAATATAAATGTATCTAGCTGAAGAAATCCAAAACAAGTGGGCTCCTATTCTTGATCATGATGCTCTTGGAACAATTAAGGATGCACATCGCCGTTCAGTAACAGCAATTATGCTTGAAAATACTGAAAAAGCTCTCCGTGAATCAGCAGCTCATGGTGGTTATCAGACTCTTACTGAAGCCCCATCTAATGCTACTGGCTCATCCATCGACAATTTCGACCCAGTGCTTATTTCATTGGTTCGTCGTTCAATGCCAAACTTGATTGCATATGACATCTGTGGCGTTCAGCCAATGTCAGGTCCAACTGGTTTGATTTTTGCAATGCGTTCAAGATATGCTAACCAGACTCACGATGAAGCATTCTATAATGAATCGAATACTGCATTTTCTGGTCAAGGTAGCATTACCGGCAATGATGCTAACACATTCGGTAACGGTCATCTTGGAACTATTCCAGGCGCAACTAACACCACACCATTGACTGCAACTAATACATATAACATGGCTCAGGGTATGTCTACTACTCTTAGCGAGTCGCTTGGTGGTACAGGTGGTAATACTTTCCCAGAAATGGCATTCTCTATTGAGAAACTTTCTGTTGAAGCTAAAACTCGTGCACTCAAGGCTGAATACACGATGGAATTAGCACAGGATCTCAAGGCTATCCATGGTCTTGATGCAGAGACTGAACTCTCTAATATCCTTTCAGCAGAAATTCTTTCTGAAATTAACCGTGAAGTAGTTCGTACTATTAACGTAACTGCCAAGGTTGGTGCCCAGACTAACACAACCACTGCTGGTATCTTTGATCTTGACACCGATTCAAACGGTCGTTGGTCAGTTGAGAAATTCAAAGGACTTATGTTCCAGCTTGAAAGAGAAGCTAACCAGATTGCTAGAGAAACAAGGCGTGGTAAGGGTAACATCGTAATTTGTTCCTCTGATGTAGCATCTGCTCTTCAGATGGCTGGTGTTCTTGATTACGCTCCTGCTCTTAACTCAAACAACCTACAGGTTGACGATACTGGTAACACTTTTGCTGGTGTTTTGAATGGTCGTCTTCGCGTTTATATCGATCCATATGCAATCGGTGGTAACTATC